ACTGACGTGGGTGTAGGTATGCAGCATATAGTTCACCCATACGAGGCAATGCCTTGTTTGTGCGTAGTGATACAACAGCGTTACGGATATCCGCAACTGTCATTGTGTCTACTGGTAGAACTGCAGATGATGCGGTTGGAGTAGTTCCTGTTGGACCGTTTGAGTAGATCACGTTGGTACCTGCGGACAGGACCTGACCTACAACGTTATCAATAGAATCTGCTGCGTTGTACGCGATGATGTCAGCAAGTGCTGAATCAACGTCGTTGAATGAAGTTAGGTTTAACTTCTTGGTTGTTGTTACTGCTGAACCGTATTCGTTCAAAGTAACGGTAACCTGTGATGGGTTACCTAGAGCAATGGAAGATACATCTGATGTTTCTGTCAATGTTGAAGTAGCTTGCGCTAAGTCTGAATAGATCGAGAAAACAACTGATGATCCTGGCATTGCCTGTTGCACCGGCTTGACGTCAGCGAGGTTACGCATAACTGGAATGGAGCGAAGCGCCATTCTTACATACTGGTCGTATGCTGCAGTTACGAGTGCGCTAATCGTCGAGCTAGAGGTGGTAGTACCTGCTGGAATTGCCACTTGGTTTAGCCTTTCGTTAGGATCGGATTAGAGTCCAGACAACTTAATAAGTTCATCCAGTTCTTCTTTGCTATTTGTATTGAGTAGACGTTGCATAATGTCTGCGTTATGTTCTGGTGAAGCACCAGAGTCTGCAGTGTTTGTCATTCTCTTATACGAAGCAGCGTCGGCTGGATTCACATTAGGTGTTGCCTGGGTTTGGCCAGATTCATAGCCGAATACATCGGCGTAATCCTCTAACCATTTAGACACGGACTCCTCAGTTGGGTCAATGTCCTGTGGGATAAATGAAGCGATCTTCGGATTTATCCCGCGACTTGCGAGGGCATCCTTGATTGATCTTTCGCGCTGCGCCTTGCTTAGTCCATCGAACTGTGAACGAAGTTCAGCTAGTTCTTTATCCTTTTGCTTGGATGCTTTGCGTAGTTGTTTAACAAGGTCGTTGCCGGTGTCTTCCATTGTGAAGTCATCGTCATCCTCGTAGTCGTAATTGGACATTAGTCCTTCTCCCTATCAGTTGGTTTGATCGTTAGCCTCATATCCAATCGGGGAACTGGTATGGCTCTAACTCCTGGTCTTCTTATCGCTCCACTAGGCCAGTAGTTCTAGTGGCAGGTTTATTTATTTAGTAACCGCCAGCTCTATCTCTAACTAGTGCTGTGCTGGTTGCGCCAGATTGACCACTAAAAGTGGCCTTCTCAAGTCCTGTAAGTTTCTTGCGCTGGGTAGCGGCTTCTGTTTTTCCACTAAGACCAAAGACTTCTGTCTCTGCTGTGGTCTGTGTATAAGGATTCTCACCGTACATTGATGCTAGTTGTCCACCACGTGGAGCACCACCAGCTACTGTCTCAAAGCCTTGTTGTGCTTGAGCCTTAGTAATGCCAGCAGCGCCAAGTTCTTCAGCGCGAGTCATACCAGTAGTAAGTCCGGCTTGTGTGGCTGCGCCACCAATCTCTGCTGCTGTAACTTTACGCTTAATGTCGGTGATTGCATTGGCTGGATCTAGCGTATAAGCAAGAATATCGCCATTAGTAATACCAGGATAAAAGGCTTTAAGTGATGCCATCACTTCTGGGTTAGCATTAACCACACGCTGTTGCGCTGTCATAATGCGATCTTCTAATTCGGTATTGCTTACATCATTAGCGAGAAGTTTTTCAAAACCAACTTGTCTACCAGTAGCATCTTTAGTGTAATAAGAAGCAGGAAGTCCATAGTTACGCATAACATTCTGGTAAGCATCTTCCATTTTAATATAATCTGCTGGCCTTAAAGCAGTTAGACCTTTAGCAATACGATCTTTATTAGCACTAAAACGATCTTGGTATGCTTTAGTGTTTTGTAATTGGATAGAAAATTCTGATGGATCAAAGGTACTGTTTACTAATAAGTTTTTAATATCTGAAACCATTGTGCCAAGACCATACTTATTAAATTCTTCAAAAAGAATATTGTAAGCAGAGGTTCGCTGTGCTTTATCTGTAGCCGCAGCCGTATCCGCAGCCAAAGTTGAAGCAGCAGTGGTTGTAGTTGTTGTAGTAGCGTTGTTACCTGTTGCACCGGTGTTAGCAACTTTAGCAGCAGTTGCTGCATTAAGGTTAGCACCTACATTGCCACCTTGAGCAACAATGGCAGCATACTCAGCATCGCTTAGGTTCTTATCTGCGCTCCAAGAATCACCATAAAAACCAGAAGCGTTAATACCGCCACGTGCCTCAATTGATGCTGCGGTAGCAGTGCCTCGAGCAATAGCTGCTGCTTCTTTTTTAGCATCACGCTTAAATAATGGATCTACTTTAACGGCCATCTGTTACCCCATAAACCCAAAGTCTTGAAGCACTTGCTTGGTAGCTCTTGCTACTTCGCTGTTTGCTTGTTGCGTGTATTGCCAACGATCATCCTTGCGTAAAGTTTTCTGGTAATCGTAAAGGTTTAACTCACCTGCAGGTGTAATAGCCATACGTAAACTAGGATCATCAAGTCTAATAGAATTAGGATCTTGAATCTCTAACACGCTAGCCATAGTATTTCTGTAAGGTGCGTAAATAGTTTTTAGATCAGTTCCACTATCAATTAATTTTTTAATAGAATCTGGTTGTCCAAGTTTGGCTACTTCACGGATCTGTTGTTTAATATTTTTCACATCTTCACCACTAGCAATAGCAGTTAACCATCCAGAAATTTGGTCACCAAAGTTCTTTTGTAAATCTAAGCCATTGTCTGAGGCCGTTTTCTGAAGGTCGGCAATTGTAGTTCCAGCAGTACCGGAGTATCTACCAGTCTTAGCATCAGCATTATACTTAAAGGCTTCATTAATCTTGGCTATACCTTCGTTGCTTCCTGCTTTTACTCCAGTATCATAAAGACTCTGAGCCAACGCTGTTAATTCTTCAGCAGTATTAGAAGCACCGCTAATCTTTGCTTGTGATTTTAGAGCCGCTTCTATTTCAGATAGCCCACGTCCATAAGCAGTAGTTGTCTTTGCTTTAGCAATAGCGGTTGGATCTCCAGCGGCTGCCGTAATGAGTTTATCGTAAATCTTTTTATCAGCAGCGAGTTTAATCAGGTCTGCTGGTTGATCTACTACTAGGCCATTCTTTGTTTTAAGAACAGCATCTACGGCAGCTATACCTTCTTGGCTACCCAAGGCAACGCCTTTGTCATAAAGTTTTTTAGCAAGCGCTGTTAATTCTTCTGGCGTGTTTATGGCACCGTTATCTTTTGCCTTAGCCTCTAAAGCAGCAACCACTTCTTTAAGACCGCGACCATAGACAGTAGTTTCATTTGCTGCTGCAATTTTGGCAGGATCATTACCAGCAGCAGCAATTAATTTATCGTAAACTTTTTTATTAGCGGCAAGTCTGGTTAAATCGGGTGCCTGTTCTGCTATTAAACCAGTACCTGTTTTTAGAACAGCATCTACAGCAGCAGTTCCTTCATCACTATTGAGAGGAATACCTTTGTCGTATAACTTTTTGGCAAGTGTTGTCAGTTCCTCGACAGTGTTAACAGCGCCGCCTGCTTTTGCTTTAGTCTGCAAAGCAGCAACTACTGCGTTGAGTCCACGACCATAATCAGTTGTTTCATTGGCTAAAGCAATCTTGGCTGGGTCACCTTTAGCTTCGGTGATTAACTTGTCATAGATCTTCTTATTAGCAGCAATTTTTGTCAGTACATCTGCTTGGTCTTTAACTAATCCAGTATCTGACTTAAAAGCGTTTTCAATTTCAGTTACTGCTTGGGCGCTATTAGCGCCAATACCTCTGTCGTATAATCTCTTAGCAATTGCTGTCAGTTCTTCATCGGTATTAGTAGCACCACTGGATTCAGCCGATGCTTTTACAATTGCTAGTAACTCGTTTAGCCCACGACCGTAGGTGGTTGTTTCATTAAGAGTAGCAATCTTGGCCGCATCACCGGCAGCGGCTACAACTGCATCGTCATAGACTTTCTTTTCTTCTTGACGAGCATAGTACTGAGGATCTGTAGTCTTGATTGTATTGATTTCTGCTGCATAATCAATATTTTTAAGAGTCTTCTTGTAGGCAACGTTAGTTGCTAATTGATCCTTAAACCACTGTGTTTCATCTAAGCCAGTAATAGTAGTCTGGATACCAGTTTTATCTTTTATCGCATACTTCTGAGAAGCTGCACCAGCTGTTTGAGCAGCCTTTAGTAGAGGCTTCCAGTACTTTAATTCAGCAGCGGTAGCATCGCGCTTTAGTTGATCTTGGAATGTTTTGTTAATAAAAGCAGTAGCAGCGGTTGAACTAAAGATTGTTGGGTACTTATTGCTAGTAGGTTTTGGGGTAGCCGCAGGCTTAGTGCTTGCGGTTGTCTTAGCAGCAGCAGCACGAGCAATATCGGCTTCTGCTTGTGTCATTATCTTTTGAGATACAAGAAGGTCATACAAGTCTTTAGGTCTGTCAGCCATTATTTACCTTCCTTTGGAACTTGAGGTGTTAAATACTTATCTACAATTAAATCTTGGGTTAAGAATCTTTCATATATTTCGCCAAATCCAATAGGATCATCAGTCTTTAACTTGCGAACAACTGCGTCGTACACAATTCTTAGGTCAGCATTTGCTTTAGCATCAATTGATTTAGCTTCGCGCTTTCCTAATTCACCAGCAATTGCTTGACGGAAATCAAAGTAAACTCCAATGGATTTCCAAGTTGTGCTTTTGCGATTATCAGCCATAAATTTCTCATTGCCAATGATCTTGGCAAGACCGGCTACAACTCGATTGGTCTTAGATCCATCTGAATCTAGGTAATCGTCATACCAAGCTGTGCGTACAAATTGACCAGACTTTGGATCAATCATTGGGTTGCCTTGGGCGTCAGTTTCTCTTGATAACTTAGTAATTACTGCTGTTTTAATAATAGCAAGATCTTCTGCACCCTTTTGTTGAATAGAAGTTAAACCTCGAGATATTAAAGTAGCTTCGATAGCATCACGGAACTGGCTAAATACAATCCATCCTTTTTCTGCTTCATTGTTTCTTTGAGCAACAATCGGATCTTGAGCAGATAGGAACTTCTCTCTTGAGTTAGGAGTAATATTTTTGTTGTAAAGATACTGGTAAGCAGCCTGAGAAAACTTGTAACCATCTTTGTCGTTAACAATAGTTCCAATAAGTTTTGGCTCTATGTTAGCAAGTTCAGTTATTAGGTCAGGGTATTTCTTAATATTTTCAACAGCATTTACAGTGTAATCAACCTTGCCTGGGTTCCTAGAAGTAGACGCTGTAAAGGCAAAGAACTCTGGGAAATCGTTAAGAAACTTAGAGTCTGCATCTAAACCAAATTGACGCTTGTATTCACGAGACTTCTCAATGTAAAACTTATATGGGCTATCAAAGCGCGGAGCAAACGGAAGTATGAGGTTAGCCCAAACACGAAGATTCCAGTAATCTTTGGTCATCTGCATAATCTTCTCAGGCTTTACAGGAGGACGTCCATTGCGCTTGGCGCGTGTTTGCTCTGTAGCAAATATTAGATCATAACTTCTGGCAAACTGTGGGTCATCTAATTCTTTCCAAGCGGCTCGTTTTTTGTTTACCCAAGCTGGCAACAATCCCGATGCTGCATCCTTTGTTGGACCATAAGGCAACGCCCATTTGAAAGAATCTTCTAGCGAAGGCTTGTTCTTAACAATCTCACTAATAGGAATAGCCACATAAGGACCTACTGGGAATATATCTCCAAATATGTTTGGGTTGCCCTTGTTGTAAAGGACGTCCATTCCGCCTTGGAAAATAATATCTAGTGACTGCTTTGGGATACCAAGGTTTGTGAGTGAATCTAACCCTGGAATACTACGAAACGCTTTTGGAAGACTTATCCAAATAACATCATTACCAGAAGTCTGACCTTCTGGGACAATGTTTCCATCTTGATCTGTTACTAGGCTGGAACGGTTAGGCGCTTGCCACACGTTGTAGCCTTGATTAACAATTGCTGGGTTAGCCACAACAAACTTCAGCCAAGTTTTGTAAGAATTCTCTTGTGCTGAGAAGAACGGGCTAATAAACTTCATAGCTGTTGCTAGGTTTGTACGGCGCTCAATGTTAAACAGGATGCCTTTCATCTCGCGCACTGCAACCTTGTGAGAAGCAGACATAATTGCTTCTTGTTCTGCTGTAGTTAACTTACCTTCTTTTAGGCCAGTAGTAATTTCAATTCTACGGCGGGCTTCTTGACGGTATAACTGTACATATAGTGGGTTACGTGCCCAAGTATCTTCAGGCAAAGTACCTAAAAACTTAAAAGCTGTATTAATCGCATTACGTACATTAAATTTACTGGTATTAAACAAGGCTTCTTCTAAAACGTGGCCGTGAATGATAGGCAAAGTAGTTGGATCTGGGAAAGCAGCGCGTAAATCATTGGCAGTAATATCGCGTAACTTGTTTCGTAAGCCAGATGACTCTGGTAAATACTTGCCAAAGAATCTATTAATGTTTGTTACGTGTTCTAAAGCATCATCTGTTGTAATACCAAGACGTCGGCGTAGATCACGACCTTCTGGAGATCCTACAAGCCAGCGAGTGATATCTTCGATGCTTTCACCAGCGGCAAGTTTCTTGACAACAGCAGAGTTACCGAATTGCTGACGCAATGTTTGTGACCATTGTTCAAAGTATCCTGGATCAGTAGGACTTACCTTGCCGAAACCTTTTGTCTGGAGTTTACGAGCATACATATCACTGTTGCTTTCAACCATACGCTGGAAAGTGTTACCAGATGAGGCGATTTTTCTAAACATCTCACCTAATGGGCCACCAAAGGCATCGTATAGTTGGTAAGTTGTACCATCGCTAGTAGTAATGTCATAAGTTCCGTTACCAATTCGGTCTTTTGGTGTAACAGTTCCAAACTTATTAATAATTTCTGTGTAATGGTTATAGACAGCCAGCTTTTCTTCCTGAAGAAGTTTAAGAGTGTTTACTTCACCGGCTAAATCAAGGTTATCAGGATACAAAGATAACTTTGTTTCAGCTTCAGCAATTTTAGTTTTAATATCTTTAAGATCTCTAATAACAGCAGTAGTAGATTGCTGTACATTTTTAATAGACATACCATCGTGTACTGGTAAATAGGTGTCAATTAAACGAGCAGGCACACGCACTGTGTTATTGACAATATTTTTTAGACCAGGACCTAGGTGACGCAAAGAAGTCATAGCACCAACAGATGCTAAGATACGCAACTGCGAATCAACACCGTTACGGATCGTATAACCAAGGCGAAGTAGCGCTCCAGCTTTGAACAAGTCCTGTACTAGATCAATGACACTTAATGGCTTGTCTGTTAGTGCGCCTTTAAGTGCTTGAATTGCTGAAGAATTTTGCTTTAGTAAACGATCTAGTAAATCAAAGTCCATTATTGGAAGCTGGTTGGCAGTCTGAGATTCAAACTGCGGAACTTTAAGAATAGATTCATCTAGGTCAACCATAAAGCCTTTATCTTTAATAGACTTTAGAGCAGATGTGCGGTTACCTTGGCAGGCATTGTAAATCTGATCTGCTGTTTCAGCATCAATATTATATTTAGCAGCAATAGCACGAACGCCAGCACCTTCAATATTCAACATAGCTAAGCTACGTGCCTCTGGAGTGGTTGCCCCCATATAAGAATCAAGTAAAGAATTAGCCTGTTCGTCTGAAAGAACGTCAAGCCTTTTCATAGTAGCAGGCACACCTGGTATGGCAGTACTTGTACGCAAGCGCTCAAGTGTTGCTACAACTTCTTTGTATGAATCTGGATCATTAAAATCAACTATGCCAGCAGGACGTTCGTTTTGTGCCCAAGAAATCTTTTGATATAAACGGTGGAATGGAGTTGGTTGAAATATTTCAACATCAGGAGTTCCAACAGGCTTATCGTAAAAGCGAGCAGAACGTGCTTTTGCTACAAAATCTTCAACACCCTGAGTAAGAACGCCAGTTGTGCGAGCGAGTGAACCGCCACCTTCGCCAAGTTCCATCATCTTTGCAAATTCAGTATCTGCTTTAGCAAGTGCTGCGTAGTTAGCCTCGGCTTCAGCAATAACAGCAGGATTATCATTTAGGAATGGAATCATTCCAGTTCCATCTGGTGCGGAAAACAGTTTGTACTCATCTACTGCTGATAGATCAGCACGAGCCTTAGCAAGAGCATCTTTCATATCAGCACGAGCAAACGCAAGTTCATCCATAGCTGCTGGATCACCGGTTGCTGTGCGAAGAATCAGAGCAGTAGTGTCTTTGTCTTTAGATTCACCAAGTAGATGAGCAAGAAGCGCTGGCTGATCTGATCCTTTAATCATTGGGTGATTAATTGCGTAAATAGAATCATTAGCAGTAAAGTCATCTATTACTTTAGTAAAGCGATTTACTTCACCGTATTGCGCTTTAGTCAGATCTTCTGCTGCTTTAGCAACGACATCTGAGTTCTTTAATACACCTGAGGCTAGGCTACTTGCCTTGACTGCTTTTACGCCAGCACCTGCACCAAGGGTTACATCGCCAAAGATCTGAGCAAAGGTATCTACTGATCCAGATATTGCCTTACCCCAAGCACTTTTGTTAAATGCTTGTTCGCGTTCGCGTGGATCATAGATATTAAACTTTGGGTCATACATTGACCGGTAAACATTTACAAATGATTGACCGTATGAAATCTCTTGAGCGCCTGTATAGGCTTTGCGCCACGTATTAGGATCAAATATGTCTGTTACTGGTATACGTCCACCAAGAATATCGCCTTGTACAAGGTTAAAGGTAGTTGCTGGCTCACGAATATATTGTTGATTAACGTAGTTAATACGCTCAAGGGTTGGTTGAACGCCAGGAACTTTCATAATAGCTCCACCAGCTGATGCCAGCGGTTTAATTATGTCTTTTCTTTCTGGTGCCCAAGCATTTTTTAAGGTATTAGAAAAACCATTAAATTCCTCGGCATCATTCCAAGGCGCTGTACCAATATCCCATCCAACACGAGCAACACTGCTGGCACCGCCAAGGACTTCTCCACCAAATTTGACCGTATTTTTAGCAAGGGTCGAAGCTATATCACCAATTCGATTCCATAAACTCACTGCATATTCCATAACTCTTTGATGGCAGCACGAGTTTCTGGTGACGTGTTAGGCAAGTCTGCTATGTAAGCAAGCACTGACTTTGATCCTTCAATCTTCATTCTAAATTCTGAATCATCTGCTGGTTTAGCCATCATTAAAGAATCAGATCCTAAACCTGGACCTACATCAGCGCCATTTGTTACTGGTTCATTAGGACGTGAAGTTGGATCGTATAAACCTGTTACTGGAGCCTGTGTTGCAGCAGCACGAACTTCGTTCGCTGGCATTGGGCGTTGGTTTGGAGTTGAAGCCAAAGGCGAACCTGACTGAATTGCGGCAGTTTCTACGCCTTCACCGTATGCAGTAGACCCCATACTTAATTTATCTGTACGAACAGAATACTTGCCAGGACCTGAAACTCCGGCTTTAGGGTTCATTGGTTCAGCCATCTGTCTCTTCTCCTAACGTCTCTAAGTCTGCGGTCATATCTTCCCAAGCACGACTAGTCTTAGTCTTTTGGTTAGAATGATAAACGGATAACTCTAATAGTTCACTAGTCATAGCTTCAAATGTTTGAGCTAAGTTGTGAATAAAACCTGTAATTATTACTAAAAAATCAGAAGGGCGCACTGGGCGAGGAATGTCATTGTTATCGTTCATCACCCAGTACACCTCCTATAAAAAATTATCCTTTTTTAACTGCGTTGCCTTTACGTCCTGCTGGCATCATTCCAAAGAATACCTTGCCACCTTTTGGCTTTGAGGTATCCATCTTGCCTTCCTTTGGCTGAGCCATAGGTGCTGCTGCGCGTGATCCTTTATTCATATTACACCTCCTCTTTTTTTATGCGGCGCCGGTAATACCAGCTAGTAGTTGGGCTATATCGGGTTTTTGACCAGCAGCAGGGGCCATACCGCCTTGTGGATTTGGAGGTTGCTGCGAGGCAGGGGCGGAGGCCGCACCTGCTGCTGGAAGCTGTTCTGCGCCAGGCATACCTGCCATCTCTGGTGGCATCATTGGTTCTGGCGCCGGTGCTGGTGTAAATGCTTTTTCGATAATGTTTTCTAGTGCTTGTCCCTTTTGCCGACCTTGGATAACAGTTGCGATACGGCTGATAATCTCGGAAGGGTCTTGGCCTTGCGCTGCGAGGGCAGGAATTGCTTGAGCATACTGTGCAACAGCAACACGCAAAGAATCACGCATCTCTTCAATATCAACACGTTGTTCCTCCTGAGTAACGTTTAGGTCCATAGGGATTTCACGACGTACATAGTCACGAGATACAAGTTTGTCTGAACGCATTTGTAGTAAAGCGATAATGGCACGGTTAGGGTCCATACCAGACATAATTCCGTAACGTACATCTACGCCATACTCGCCTTTAATGTCACGAGATGGAATATATTTTAGTACGTAAGGTGTACCGTCATCGGTTCCCTTAATAGTCTTAGGGATTCCACCAAAGATTTTCTCATCTGCTTCAAAGCAAAGTGAGGCAAGCTCGGTAAATAATCTAGCAAACTGTGCCTGTGCTGCTTTGATCTGTGTATCAAAGCCTGCTTGTAGCGCTTGTACTCCACGACCTGTAACAACGGATGCGTCAATGTTACCTGAACGAGACTCTGGGTATCTAGCACCCATACGAAGTTCACGTTCTAATACACCGGATTCAGTAAATACTCCAGCAGGAAGTTCTAATGGAACACGGCGGATGCCTTGCGGATTAGCAGAACGCATAATGGCATCAGGACCGAGGGCAAGTTCCTGAACATCTTGTGGAATAGCAATAGGTGCTTGGATAGATTTCTCTGCTGCTTGGATCTGAAGGATTGCAAAACGAGCACGAGCAAGCTGAACTGAGAGCACATCATCAAACTGACCACGTGCTTCGCCATCTAAAGATGAGCGCATCACGGTACGTGCCATAGACTTACCAAGAACGTTAGGAGTACGTGATAGTACTAGGTTCTTTCGTTCCGGTAAGTAAAGTACATCTTGGTCTTTGTCGTGGTATTTAACCATTGAGACATAAGGAGAACCTAGTTGGTAATTGTTTCTACCAAGGATCTGCTCGTAGAACTCTGGATATTGGGCAGCTAGCGTTTCAGCATCGCTGATAATTACCTGAGTTAAAGATAAGGTGCGACCGTAACGATCTAATTCTGGATAAGTTCCAAATGGATTGAGCATACGAATACGTGGGTTGTTGTCATCGTAATCCATCTCAACCATACCAACGCACATACCATAGGTGTTATACCAGTCTGCTGCAGTATACATCTGTAGTTGAAGGTCAGAGTTTGAAACATAGAAGTTAGCAATACGGGTTCTAGTATCTGCTGCTTTACGTGCAGTATCTGAAACCATATTAGTTGCTGAACAGTTAAAGGATGGCAGTGGTGCCATCGCTTCTGCTAGGTCGCGTGCTGCTACGTCAATGAAGTTTGCAACCAAAGGCTTTGGATAGTCCTCTGAAAACATTGAAGGAAATACCTTAGAGATATCTCCTTGACGCACCGATAGCACATCGCGCATACGTTGGTCACGTGCTGAAGAGCGCGTGCGTAAGCGCGATAACTTCGCGTCAATTTCTTTGACTGATAACAATGGTGCTCCTTGTTAAATTACTTGCATACGGTTTTGTTCAGCGAAGGCTTCATCTAAATTGATAACAGTTCGCTTGCCTATCTCTTGCCGAGATAGAAATGGATTCTTCATATGGTGGGTGGCATACTGACCATAGTTAAGTAGTTCGCGTGCTCTGATCTCACAGAACCAGAGAGCCATAACTAAGTCGGTCTTGCCTTTAGTACTAGGTGACCAGGTAACTAGTTGCTCAATCAAAGACTTAATGTTTTCAGTTTGATCTGATGGCAGATGTATTAGATTATCTCTATGGTGCTTGCCATCGAACTGCTTAGTGCCAAACAAGGTAGACATAGAAGCTACACCGAAACCGGCATCCCATTTATTAGATCCAGTATGATGTTCCTTGAACTGCACTCCCTTGGATGCTAAGTGCATCCTGATACCTTCATCCTGTGTTAAGAAAGATTGGAAGGCGTTTTTTTCGACGATCCACTCTGAGGGGGAGTAGAGGGACGTCCAATCAAAAATAAGATTTCGGATAGCAGCTGGAGACGGACGGCTAATTTTAATAGCATCTACTATGTACCTTTTTTTAGTTTGGCGATCAATGGCATAACAGATAGCTGCGGTATCACCAATCATCGCTGGGTCTAAACCACAGATATAGGTGAAGCCATTTAAGTCTCTAGGATGACCAGGGTTACCAGCAACTAAGTTGCCAGACTTACGCATACCGTCAATGGAGCCACGAACACATACTGGGTCAAAGGCGGCATCATCTGAGATATCTTGTTGCTGATAGATTAAAGCCCAGGTCGAAGCATCCATAGATTGGCGCTCATTAAATAAGTTGCGGCCATTCCATCTAGGATAGAATCCAGTCTCTGGATCTTTCTCTTCTTCCTTCTGCCCATCAAATGGTTGATCTGAAGCTGGCCAAAGAGTTTCCCATTTATCAGGTTCATCATCTACAGTTAAAAGCGCCGGCATCGCAAGATATGACCAAGGCACGATACCGCCAGGGTATCGGTCTTCGTTGCGTAGTTCCTTGTACAAGTCAACGGAAGCTACACGAGTACCGATAATAATTAACTTACCAGTAGGGTTAAGACGGGATCTAACGTCTTGGGTTAGCCACTTAATCTGTCGTTCAAAGTCATTAGCGTTAGATAAAGTAACAGCGTCATCTACAATAATCATATCGGCACGCTTGCCGTAGATCTGACCGCCGATACCAACTGCTTCGATGTTCGGGTCTTTTTCACCGGTCTCACGCAGCTCATCACCAAAGGTGATACGGGTAGCCTGCCACGAGGCAGACTTAGAGTTAAACCCTACGCCAGCAGCATAAGCGCTCTGGAGGTCTTCATACATTGGATGAGTCAGGCGTTGCTTGATGGCGTAGAGAAAGTCTGAGGCTAGGCGTTGAGTCTGGGAAACTATTAGCACTCTAAAGTTAGGGTTACGAGCTACCTGCCAAGTTACATAGTCAACCGTGATGGTCATTGACTTGGCGTGGTTGGGCGGGATATTTAGCAGAATGCGGTTGTTAGCCACTCCTGGTTCATACTTCATACTGGGGTGCAACCAAGAAGGTTTACCAGTTTCAATCATATCTACTAGGTTCTGCTGATGCGGAAAAGTGTTTGAGTGTAAGAAGCGTTTTCTAAACTCAGGAAAGGTGATGTCGTGGACATCGCCGGAAGCAAAAGACTTCTCCTTGAGACCGAGCCTAGTACGATCAATCTTGTCGCAGAAGATCTTATCGGTGCGACGGTAATACTCATAAGTCTTCATAGACTTACCGGCTGATGAACAAGCCGCGTCTATGGTCATACCTTCTGCTACACAGCCAAGGATGATTCTCTTGGCAATATCGGCACTGTTATCTGCCACGTAGTGCCTCCCAGCTGAGCGCCGTGAATGGCGCGAAATGTTTTTTCTTTACTAGGCAAGGTACTGCCTGAGCCGGAATCTGCGATTCCGCTTTACTAGGCAGGAAGTGATTACTAGGCGCCTGCGATTTTAATAGAACTACTAACAAAGTTCTTGAGATACTAGGCATCTAGTTCTCAGAACTTTTGTTTGTCCGTCTATCGTAGATAGACCTATCCCCACTAAAAGCACCGCAGCGGGAGTAAAACTCCCGAGGGAGCTACAGCGAACTGAGGGGTAAGTCAGTGCTCGGCCTAGGGGCCTCGCTAGAGGCCAACCTGTGGTCGTAAAGTCTCTTATCCCAACTTTACTCCCCTACTATATATAAGGCAGAAAAAATAACGCATTTACCGCTTTTAGTACTGTGTTTCGTGTCACACTATTATTACAGTGTATAACCGCAGGTCAGAGGTTTATCCCGTTTCACTTTAGGAAATATATTTGTGTGGGGAGTATATGCCACCCCAGCATAAAATTCAGCAACGGGGGGTCGCCTCGCCCGACCGCGTTGCCAGCTGTCCACAGTTTTGTCCACAGTGTGGATAAGTCTGTGGATAAGTTATTGTAAAAAACTGGAGGGCGGACTCTAGATCTGGCAGACCTAACCGCTAACCCTTACCTAATTAAGTAATGACCTAGAGCTTGAACACTTAACACGATAACCGCTAAGCCGGAGTAATACCTATAACCGGCAGACCGCCGGCTATTAAGGAGAATAGAATTATGGACGCGAACACTCACCCTCTCGCTTACCGGCTACCGGTTAGCTCTACTCACGCCCTTATCTGGTGGACGATTAGCTACGCGATCGCGCACCCTGAAAGTGTTACCGATATCGGTATCGCTAAGGCGTGGCAAGGCGATCAAGCAGACCGGCGCGCAGCTGCGCTGCTATCTGCCACGCGACACGGCCGGCCGATAGTGTTGCATAGTTATGCTAACTAATGCTATCGTGACGCCGTGAGCGAACTACCTAACCAGCTCACAAGAATAGAGAGAGTAGAGAGATGACATATATATCAATAAAGGCGCAACTAAAGGGCATTAGCGATAAAGAATTAGCTAAGCAGACTCTATTAAAAGATTATATAAGTGAAGATAATTTAACTATTTACACGGTATTAAGATCGGTTAGCTCTAGCGGTATGACCCGCCATATCTCATTAAAGTTCGCGCAGGGTAATGACATCTATGATATAACTTACTTAGCTGCGGAAGCTATGGGTGACCGTGTAAGTGAACGTAATGGCTACAACACTATTAAGGTTAGCGGTACAGGTATGGATATGGGATTTCATCTAGTCTATAACCTCTCTAGCGTATTATTTCACGGGCAAGAGCGCGCAGGTTACAAGCTCTCGCAACGGTGGCTCTAATGAGCACCTATACAGACTTTAGATGTAACGGGTGCGGGGAGAATTGCGTAATGCCCGATAACTTTAGACCCGTCCACTTTACGGGCTCACTAGCTCACCTATCGCGGGGCTATTGCACTATTAGCTGCGCCCGTGTTGAACTTAATCGCCTATTAGTAGAGAGGGCTAAGGCGTGGCACTTAGACCGTGTATTAGGGGAGAGTGATCTATATGCGTAAGCTCATTAAGGGCGCGCTTATCGCGCTACTGGTAACCGCTCTAGTGCTAGCGATCGCCGGTCTAGTCTGGTACGTGCCGGCCACGCCTGAGCGCGGCGGTCACTATTGCATAGGCTCGCTTATAAGCTGCTTAGGATCTTAGCTATTGACTATCGGTCACCGCTTACGCGGTGGCCGGTGGCCGGTATCTAACCGGATCTAATGAGAGAGAGATAACACTATGGACACTATGACAGATCAGGGGCTGACCTTAACGATTAAGCCCGCCCTGCTTAATGACCTATTGACCGGCGCACTGGTGGCCACCGATAAGGCCGCGCCTAACGGCCTTGTAAGTGTGCTGCTAGTAAGTGACGGCCAGACCTTAACGGCTACCGCTACAGATCGCTATCGCTTAATAACCGGCAGCGTGGCCGTAACCGGTGGCACTTTCACCGCGCTAGTTAGCGCGGCAGATATAACCCGCATAATTAAGGCAGCTAAGGATCAAGCCACCGGCGCAGATCTAACCCTATCCCTTATCGGTGATCTATTCACCGTTAGCGGCAGCGGTAACACGATCACCGCTAGGGTTATGAGCGATCGCTATCCGCCTTATGAGCAGCTATTCACCCGTAAGGTGGCCGTAATTAAGCCGGCACCGGTGGAAAATAGCGGCATAGTTATCGGCCTTAATTCTAAGCTGCTCGCCACTTTCGATAAGGTGCCGCACACTAAAGGCGCACCTATGAGTTTAGACCTTGTAAGTGCTAACGATCCGGTACTAATTAAGATCCCGCACGATTCGATCACGTGGCGGGCGATCCTTATGCCTATGAGATACGCAGAATAGCCGGCATAGTGGCGTACTATCGGCCACCGGTTATCCGGTGGCCGGTGGTCTGCTACTAGGCAGACCCCTATCCCGTGAGTGCGGGAGAGGGCGAGAGAGAGAGGGCGAGCGCGTGAGCGTAACCATTAAAGTACCGCAGCAATTAAACAAGGATCAAATACTAGCGATCCTAGACACTTACCTAGACGGGCTAGAGCGCGGCTACGTATTAACTATGAGAGAGGGAGAGGGTAAGTAATGAATAAAGAAATACTTATTGAGGCGTTAGAAATTGCTATTAGTAATTTTGATTACGATAATGAGTGGGATAAGGCAGATGAAGTACGCGATTACTTAGACGAGATCAAGAAAGAGAGTGAGGGCGATGACGTGGAAAGCGTGTCGTGGTCAAGCTCTAACCCTACGGGAGAGAGAGCGCGTAATGACATATAAATATGATCTAGGCAATACCGCCAATATGAGTAATCAAGAATTACTTAACGCATTAATGGCGCGAGAGATCGCGCCACGCACAATAGTAGGCACGGGATACAAGAACGGTAGGCAGGCAGCTATTGACTATCTTAAAGAGATGATCGAGAGAGAGAGTGAGGGTAAGTAATGGAGTGGTTTGAAGTTGAAACTATGAAAGATCTAGAGTTATGGGTAAAGATTAAGTTCCCTAACGGCGCAATAGTGAGTGAGGGCGAGAGCGGGATAATAATAAATACTGGATTAGAGTCCAGTATGGGCGGTTACTTATCCCCTATCGGGGCAGAGTGCGCTTATTGTGAGAGCGGAATAGCTGAGATCCATAACCACGAGAAAGAGGGAGATAATGACTAAACTAGATAGTGTGCGAGAGCTAGACGGCGCTACTTTACAAGATGATTTCGGGCGCTATTATTGGAAAGATATAGATAATAAAAAATACTATGGATACAGCGCTCATATGTCTGGCGCTTGGGTCTGTTACACCTGCGGCCACTTATGCGAGTGTGGCGAGTAGTAACCTATCACCGGTTATGCTAACCTAGCGCAAGTGGTAGCTTGCCTATCCTCTCTCATAGGTAGTGGGAGAGGGTGGGGAATAGATCACTATTCCACTAACGAGAGAGAGCAAGAAATGATTGGAACAGTAAAGGAACTAATCAAAGAATTAAAGCAGCGTGATCCCAATGAAACCTTAATTTATAGCTATTGGGGAGATGAGGACTACAAGGATTACAAGGATCAAGATCAAGCTATAAGTCTAATAGATGACGGATTAGATAATTGTATCGGTCACGTGAACGAGTATTTAGAAAGTCAATATCAAGAGGGAGATGATGACTAATGAGCGAGCCAACTAAAGAATACCTACTGGCTAAAGCCAATATGTGCCGGAACCTAGCACTCACCCAGATCAATGCGGGAGAGGGCGAGAAGGCAGCTGAGAATCTAATGCGTATGGTTAAGGCGTTAGGCGAAGTCGGAATAATCAATGAGAGAGAGGGCAAGGATAATGAGTAAAGAATACAAATGCGAACTATGCGGATCGGGCGTCTGGCGTGTGCTACACGCCGGAGATGAAAGTAATTGCGAGTGCGAGGGCGAGTGCCTGCGTGTCTGCGATAATCCAGAGTTAGAGGACGGCTGCGACGGCGTAGCTGAATTAGTAGAGGGAGAGAGCAATGAGTAGAGTAACTGGCTTTACTATTTTCGATAAGGCAACTGGCAATAAACTAGCAACGCTACCCCTTACAATCCCTATTGGATCAACGGTGGAAGCGTATGAACGGGCAGGACATACCGTAGGTTGGGGTTGGGTGGAGAGCAATGAGTAGTTTTCACCCAACCAGCACGGGTCTAATCAACCTATACGAAGTAGTAGATAGAACCGGCACTCCCCTATGGGGCGGTGCTTCGGCGTATGAAGCGATTAAAGAGCTGCGTAATTCGCCGGTGAATTGCCGGTTGCTAGTATCAGCGTGGGATAGTGATGCAGAGGACGCTCACCTAGTAGGGCAAGCCATAGATATAACAAGTGCGGTAGTATCTGCTATCGCTTTCAGTAGATAATAGAGGGAGAGAATGAGTTATTTAATAGGGATCATAGCTGTATTAGTGATAGCCTACCTACTTATAGTGGGAGAGGATAAGTTAAATGGGCGTTGAGAGAAGGATCGAGAGCGCGGTAAATCGTGCGGTCTGGTTCCGGAACTACCAGAGGGCGAGGGCGAGGGCTATGACTAAACTAACCCAGCTCTACCCTGAAACCTATAAGCAGCTATTCGAGATTGAGAGATCAATAGATGAGCAAGAGGGCAAGAGTTGGATTGATATTACTGGCGCTAATCGTATGGTTGCTAGTGCCGGCGCACCGAGTCGGGATACTGCCAGTACCAGAGAAACCAGTAGCCAAGCACGCAACGATGAAGGAGAAGCGTGAAAACATACACGTTTCGAAGCGTTACGCTTACCTCATATACGGGTGGGGGAGAGAGCAACAAGCCTGTCTTGTCACCCTTTGGACCCGTGAGAGCAGGTTTGACCACAAAGCGGACAATCCCAGATCTAGTGCTTACGGAATTGCTCAGTTACTTAGAGAAAGAAAGCAAGATCCTAGAGAACAAATTATCAGCGGTCTCAAATACATTGAGCACCGATATTCAACCCCGTGTAAAGCACTTAGTTTCCACAACAGAAAGCATTGGTACTAAGTTATGAAAGTGTTACTAGCGTGCGAGGAAAGCCAAGCTGTTACTAAAGAGTTCAGAGATAGAGGACACGAAGCTTATTCGTGTGACATATTACCCTCATCTGGCAGCTTGCCTGAATACCACTTGCAACAAGATGTAATCCCTTTGCTAAAACAGGATTGGGATTTGATTATTGCCTTCCCACCTTGCACCCATTTAGCTAGCTCCGGAGCTGCTTGGTTTGCTGAAAAGCGCAGAGATGGCAGACAGCAAGAGGGCATAGATTTCTTTATGCTCTTTACTAATTTGAACTCGCCTAAAGTGGTGATAGAAAACCCAGTAGGTATTATGAGTAAGCTATACCGTAAACCAGATCAGATTATCCAGCCTTGGTGGTTTGGTGATCCATTTGAGAAGCGCACTTGTTTATGGCTTAAAGGCGTAGAACCTTTAGTAGCAACCAATGAAGTAGAACCAGCACCTAGATCTGAGTACGCTAGTGGGAGAACAATGCCCACTTGGTACGCAGATGCTTGGAAACTACCTCCAGCTGAAAGATCTAAAGCTAGATCAAAAACTTTTTCTGGTATTGCTAAAGCTATGGCAGAACAATGGGGATAAGTATGTTACAATAAACTATTGAACGCTCTCTCGTTCATACCGACGAAGCCCTGCCTAGCCCATTCTAGGTGGGGCTTTGTCATTTCTTATTGTCGGTAGTGTAAAAGCCTTTGCCACTGAAGGTGACAGGGGGCGATGACCAGAGACGGTTCATAGTTTCGTGGCAGTTAAAGCACATAGGATCACTAGCTTCAGCGTGAATAGAACGCTCAATAGTTAGTTCGCTGTTGCACTTCTCGCACTTGTAATCGTAGTTCACAGTTGTACCGCTTCCTCAATCGGGAGATAACCTACTAACTTATCAATCTTATTATTCCTAGCAAACTCAGTAGTCGCTGGCATACGGTGAGTAAACCACTCAGGTTCCGGTACGTCCATCAGATCAAAAGAAAAGACACCCTTGGGTGTCGAGTTAATATAAAACGGGATTAGATCTCGCTCAGCTGCTTGCGTTATTAACTTTCGGTACTTCATCTCCTCGATCAGCAAGGTATCGTAGTGAGTGTGCCGGCACTTGAGTTCTATGTAATGACCAGCGTGTGCTGAGATACAATCGAATGAATCGTAGATGCCAACAGACTTCTCTAAGTCTGGGTATAGGTTAGATTTAAGGTAATCAAATAACTCTGTCTCTTTCAAGACAACCTGCTTTCTGCTATTAAGCAGTAGTCTTTGCTTATCTCGCTACCAATATAATTCCTGCCAAGTGAGCGAGCTGCCAGTGCTGTTGTACCAGATCCAATAAATGGATCATAGACTAGATCACCTTCATTACTCCAAGAAGTAATATGATCTTTAATCAAAGACTCTGGAAACACAGCTGGGTGCTCAGTCTCATTCTTAGCAACAGCACATTCCCAGATGTTATCCTTGTACCGTTCACTATTAATGTTAAATGTCTTTTTAACTCTGACCTTACCGGTAGTCTTTAACTTAGCAGTATAGTCATAGAGTTCACCAGCTCTTTTGTTTGGCTGCGTTAAAGGATTAAAAGTTTTAGGCTGTCCTTTGGACAAGATAAACATATATTCAAAGACATCAAAGTAACGCTTATGTTTGAACTTTGGCATAGGGTTTGCCTTGCGCCAGATCATAGTATCGTGCAAGTTAAAACCTGCTTCTTTGAAACCTAGTGCTTGCCGAAAAGAAGTACCAGATTCGCTACCTTTTATAGTCGAATCACCAACAATCCATACTAAAACACCGCCTTGTTTGGTTATTCGATGGAGTTCAAAAGCAACAGCTTCAAAGTTAAATGAATACCCATTGTAAATTCTAAGATCGTCATAGGGTGGGGAAGTAACAGTAAGATCTATGTAGTTATCTGGCATCTCTTTCATAGTTTCTAAACAATCTTCATTGTAAATTATGTTCATTGGAAAGGACTCACTCCACCTAAGATATCCTGTAACCGGCGCATAGCGTTATCAATCCTGCGATCAGCAGTAGATACTGAACACTCATAGTGGTTGGCTATCTGCTGTAAGGTAAAGGTATCTAAGTAGCGGATACGCAACAAAGTCTGATCCTCAACCTCAAGTTTAGTGTAGCCAACCTTAATATCTATTAGATTAGCAAGCAGGTTGCCACCTTCAGATGGACTAGATGAGCCACGTGGTAGCCCATCTTGAATCATATCTTGGATCTGTTCTAGTACTGTGTTATCAACGACAGATGCAATAACATACGGCAACAACTGACCTAGCGTGTAGCCTTGGTAGTAAGCCTCATCAGTTATCTGATAGCCAGACTTGGTAGCCTTCTCACGTCTAGCGTAGCGCTCAGCAGCACGTCTCAT